GTAGAAATGAAGAGTGCCCATCCCTGTTTGTCTGCGAGGGCTGGTCGGATTACCTGAAACCATACATCAGAATCCATAAAGGCTGCTTCGTCTAAAACAACACCAGCTAAACTACGACCTCTTAATGTGGTTGCGTTTTCTGTTCCCTTCAATTCAATCAGCGAACCATTGATTAGTTCGATTTTGAGGTCGGTTTCGTTTTTGGATGCAACCCATTCACGGGGGACAAGTTTTTTAAGTTCTTTCCAGGCGATGTCTTTTGCCATGCGGTAGGTGGGGGCACAGTAAAAATATGTTTCACCTGGACGTTTTATCGCTGCGTTTACTAGTTCAATACATGACAAATAAGATTTTCCGAATCTTCTACCAGCCACCAGTACCCTAAATCTGCTGTTATTGCTGAACACCTCCCCCTGTGCCCAACGTAATGTCAATTTTTCCTTTGCTTTTACACTCATGTAATACAAAATAACCCTAATCTTAATTTATTTCGTGGTTTTTATCGACTGATTTGCTATTTTAGAGTTATTATTCAATTATTAACACAAGTTTCAGTCCGTGACAGAAGCAATCCTAAACAATTTTGACGATTCGTTCGTTCCAAAAGTTAGAAAAAGAAATCCAGGTAGATCGCCTGCTCTGGTTGTAGAACAAAGGAGACAAAGATTATACAAAAGACAGTTGGATGGACTGCCAACAAGACATTTGGTGTTGGAACATTCTTCAAGAGAAGGTGTTTGTGTTAAAACTGCTTGGAATGATTGGAAGGAGGTAAATAAGTGGAACGAAGAAGATTGGCAGAAAGATAGAGAAAATATGATCTCAAGGCTACAGGCCATGAGAGTTAGACTTTTTGATAAGGCAGTACGAAAAGGTCAGTACCAGACTGCTGCTCAAATATTGGATTCATTGGGTAAAGTAGTAGGGGAGAGCGTTGAAACTGTAAATATTAATGCTCCAGAACTAGCTATACGAATAGAAAATCAAAAAGATAGTTGACACTATTGTAGTATTGTACTATAATTAATAATGTAGAGGGAAATAATTTCTAGCTTTATCAGTAGGTTCAGGGTTCTGACACACATTTGACACAGTTTTGCTACACTCCCCCAGGCAGTATAATTACCTGAGTATAAATACCTAGACAGTAGCAGGCAGGGAAAAAGCCAGGCCAGGCAGTGACGAACCAGAAAACAACATATTTTTTTTTATTCAAAAAATTTTCTTACACTAAAATCACAAAATCGAAAATAAATAATTCTTTTAAAATCATCCGCACCAATTACAAATTCAAAATCAACTTTTACAGCAAGATGCAAGAAAGAGAATAAAATCAAAATAAAATTAATTACATAATAAATAATTTATGACATAAAAAAAACCCTATCAATAAGATAGAGTTAATTTAATTTTTTAATTTGTTTTTTATTCTGATATTGTTTTTAAAAAATAACCAGTAATAAAAATTTCTAAAGTTAGAATTAGTAAGAACATAATTAATAACCTAACCAGTTAAGAAAATTAATTGTAAGATAATCAAAATCATTTGTGTCTTCTTCATATTCTTCTGGTGTTGTTCCTTGTTCTTCGCATAGTTGTTCTACTACTGAATAATCCAAAGTACCTCTATCATCAGAATAATTAAGAATACCACAAATAAAATTATCGCCTTCTGTTATTTGTCTCTCATAATATTCTTCTGTTACTAATTCACCAATACCAAAAAAATCTAATTTTGTGATTGAGATAGTAGGAATAAAGAAAGAAATAAATTTTTTTATCATCTTAATTATTCTCCATGTATTCAGAAAGAATAAAATTAATTTGTTCAGTTCTCTGCTCAAGTCTTTCTGCTATTGTGTTTGAGATTGTGATAGCTTGCCAGGTTAAGACAAAGAAAGAAAATAAAATAATTGATAGTTTCATTTTGTTTTGGTAAGAAGTTGAAATAATTATCTTCTTAATTACATTATAATCTATTTACTACTATGTAACAGTAGTAAATTAATCATCTTAACATTTGTTTAATATTTACTTTATTTCCTTTCCTTGTTTATCAAATTTTTTATTAATATTAGGTACTATCAATACACCATTATCTTTTAAAATTTTTAATTGATTAATAAACCAATTATTATTAGTCTTATGTTGATATGGTGTTAGATGTTTATAATATATTTCGCTAAATTTCATTTACTACCTTTTATTTTTAATAATTCTTTTTTAACTGGTGTAATATCAATAATATTATTATCTAATAAATTATCTAAAAAATCTTGTTCAACTTTTATAGCATCTTTTAAATTATCTTTTAAATAATTTTTAATATGTTTTGTTGTAGTCGGTCCATATTTAAAAGAGGTATAATAATATTTATCTTTTAATTTTGCACTTACTATAGTTTTATAAGAATAAAATAATTCTTTATCATTAGTTAATTTAACTAATGTTTGATTTTTTGCTAAATTTTCTAATTTCATTTTATTTAACCTCACAATATGATTTATGAAGATAAAAAGATCTATCTAAATTTAATTTATTAAAATCTTTTTCTATTTCATCATTTAATAAATCAATGCCTTTATAACTATTATTATTTTTAAACCAGGTTACACTTTTTAAAAGTTCTTTTTTAAATTCTTCTTTATCATCACATTTTTTAATGATAATGTCACCTTCAACATAAGAAACAAATTCAAAACTTTTAAAATTAACCCAATTACCATAATAGTGTGCATCTTCACTTGTATCTAATTGTGCAAAACCTTTTTTTGGATTACAGTATTTAAAATCAAATACATATCTATCACAATTAGCAAAACTTTTCTGAGTTTTCATTTTATTTAGTAAGAAGTTGAATAAAAAAAAATCTTCTTATGTTTACTATTGTAGTACATAAGAAGATATAAAGCAATTAATTAATATAAAATTAATATCTTTTTTGAATTGGCATCAATAAATATTGAAATTCAGCATTAAAACCATCTAAATCTTCAAAAGGGTTCTTAACATCCCAGGATGTAGAAAGCATAAAAGGATTAATATTATTATTACCTTTAAAAGTAATACACTTTTCTTTATTAAACTTTTCTACAACTTGAGAAAATTCTTTTAAGTACTTAGCGTTATAATGAAAACCTTTTATAGATAATTCTTGCCAATTATTCTTAAAAGTATCAGGAACAATTTGATCTATAGAGGGAAAAGTTCCCTCGAATTTTCTAAACGCTACACTATGTAAAAAAATTTCATCATTCATAAAACTAATTAAATCTTCACTAACAATTATTTTTGTAGCGTTTTTAACTTTTGTTTTAAATACCGTACCAGGAATAATAATATTTTTATTTCCTTTAAATCCTATTGAGTTATTAGGAAAAGTAAAAATAAAAGCCCTATGACCATCTGTTGATTCTATAGAGATATTTTTCTCAGTTACTCTTATATGAATACCTTGTAAAAGATACCTAGAAACATCTTTTGAAACAAAGTTTGAAGCTATTTCAAAAGGTACATAGGGAAAAATACCAATTAAAGAACTTTCATCTATATTTATTTTTCCTTTTAAACTTTCAAGTTCAGAACTTGTAAACATAGCATAAGGAGATGATACTTCTTTTGTTGTTGCAGTAGACATTTTTTTTTGATAAGTAGTTGAAACAGTTTTCTACTTATAAGATAATGTAACACAATAACAAAAATAAGTAAACAACTAAAATTATTTATATTGAATATAAAATATTTATAACTTTTATTTGTTACATATAAATTTATAGATTAAAATTATAAATTATAAAAAAATATTTTAGATTTAGTAGCAATTTTTGATAAAAAAACCTTATTATTACTAAATTTTTCAAAAATCTAACAAATACTATTAAAGGCGATTAAAGGCCAAAACTACATTAAAGGCCAAAACATATTTTAAGAATGAGAATTTTTTATTTGCAGTTAATAAAATACTATTGTATTATAGTAAGGAACTAAGATTCAAAACTTACCAAAAATGAAAAAAACTGAAAATTCTCAGAAGAATGTTCTTATTGTTGGTTCTGGCGTTATGGGCCTACCAAATCAAAGAATACATGATGAACAAATTGAAAGGTTTAACCTTTTCAAAAAAGTTGAGCATGAAAGCTCAATAAGAAAAAGTCAATTTAAAGACTTAATACAATTAGAGGGCATTGACTGGTGCGGTACTCGTACC